ACCCCGTCAAAGCAGCAGAAATCGCCACAAGGGCACGTCGTTCACTTGGGGTAGGTTTCATTGGTCTTGCTCACTATCTCGCCAAGCACGGTGAGCATTATGATGATCCTGGTGCCTGGAAACTGATCCACGATCTGACTGAGGCATTCCAGTATTATCTGATTCAGGCAACTGTTGATCTTGCCAAGGAAAAAGGTCCCTGTGAATATTCACACAGAACCAAATACGGCAATGGGATTCTCCCTATAGATACTTACAAGAGAGATGTAGACGAAATTGTACCTAACGAATTAAAGTATGATTGGGAGCATCTTAGAGAGCAGGTACTCAAATACGGGGTACGGAACTCAACATTGTCCGCACAGATGCCATCGGAGAGCAGTTCCGTTGTGTCAAACGCAACCAACGGAATCGAACCACCTCGCGGATACTTGTCCATTAAGAAGTCGAAAAAGGGACCACTCAAGCAGATTGTTCCCCAGTATCAAACGCTTAAGAACAATTATACGCTACTGTGGGATATGCCTAGCAATCGCGGGTATATTCATATTGTTGCTGTTATGCAAAAATTCTTCGATCAAGCGATTTCTGGAAACTGGTCCTATAATCCCGAAAATTATGCCGATAATGAAGTTCCTACTTCAGTAATGGCACAGGACCTTTTAACTACATATAAGTACGGCTGGAAAACCAGTTACTATCAAAATACTTATGATCATAAGACTGATGAGGTTGAAGAAACCAAACAGTCTCTTGAGAATTTAATTTCCGATATTCTAGATTCAGAGGAGGAAGATTGTGAGTCTTGTAAGATTTAAAACCGGTTTGGAGGAAAAAGCAGTGGTCGAATCAATGACCGTCTTTAACCCTCAAGAAGTAGACACCAAAAAGCAACCTATGTTTTTTGGACAACCACTAGGAATACAAAGATATGATTCTTACAAGTATCCAATTTTTGATAAACTAACAACGCAACAATTGGGTTATTTCTGGAGACCCGAAGAGGTTTCTCTTCAAAAAGACCGTAGCGACTATCATATGCTACGCCCAGAGCAAAAGCACATCTTCACCAGTAACCTGAAGTATCAGGTGATGCTGGATTCCGTTCAGGGTCGTGGACCTGGTATGGCGTTTGCTCCATACTGTTCACTGCCTGAACTGGAAGCGTGTATGAAGGTATGGGAGTTTATGGAAATGATCCACTCCCGCTCATACACTTATATCATCAAGAACGTTTATTCGGACCCATCTGAAGTCTTTGATACGATTCTGAAAGAGGATCGTATTATGGAACGTGCTGTGAGTGTTACTCAAGCATATAACGATTTCATCAATAGTGCTCATCGCTATGATAATTCTGATGAGTGGGTTCACGCTTTGGAACAAGTACCATACGCACAAGAGGCAAGGTATGAACTCAAGAGAAAACTTTTCAGAGCAGTTGCAAACGTTAATATTCTTGAAGGTATTCGCTTTTACGTCAGCTTCGCTTGTAGTTTTGCGTTTGGCGAACTCAAGCTTATGGAGGGAAGTGCAAAAATCATCTCGCTAATTGCCCGTGATGAGAACCAGCACTTGGTTATCACTCAAAATATTCTGAATAAGTGGAAAGAAGGTGATGATCCTGATATGGTACGTATTTCCAAAGAAGAGGAGCAATGGTTCTATAAGACCTTTGAGAATGCTGTCAATCAAGAAAAACTTTGGGCAGAGTATCTGTTCAAGGATGGATCAATGATTGGTCTGAATGACAAATTGCTACAACAGTATGTCGAATGGATTGCAAACCGTAGAATGAAGGCAATTGGACTGAAACCACTTTATGATATTTCTGCGAAGAATAATCCTCTTCCATGGACTGAGCACTGGATTTCCTCCAAGGGTCTCCAAGTGGCACCACAGGAAACCGAAGTTGAATCATACATTGTAGGGGGGATTAAACAAGATGTTACCAAAGATACTTTCTCAGGATTCCAACTATGATGAATGGTGCGAGCAGGCAATCCTGAACGCATACCAAGAAGCAGCAGAATGTGATGAATATTTGTTTGGTGATTATGATTACAAAAAAGAATGGTTGGGTAAATGTAATGATGATGTGAAATGAGGGTCTTTGGACCCTCTTTTTTTATAAATACTCACAGGAATTCCTGTAAGTATAAAAATGTTAGGATCTGAATTAAAAGCATTATATGATTCTTATCAAAATATCTATGAAGAGGGGGATGGAATCTCCTGTGAAATGATTGAAGAGATCGTAGAAGAACTCGTTGAAGAATGTGTAGAGTTTGGATACACGCTTGATGAAGCAACTACTGCTGTGGCAAATGCTGCAATTCTTTATATTGATGAAGCAAAAGTCACCTATGGTAGTGACACCGAAAGCCCAGAGCAAAGACGTGAAAGAGCAAAGGCAAAGGTTGGTGAAAAGAAAGCAGCAGAACGTAAGGCAGCAGTAAAGACCGCTGTGGGACGTGCCAAAGCAAAGGTAACTGGTGCCGTAGCAGGAGCAGGAATCGCTGCTTCAATCGCTAAGGACACTGCTAGAAGAGCAGCAAGAACTGCCGCCCATAAGGTCACCTACGGCGCTCAGAAGAAGAAAGAAGAAGTCAAGAGTGGCGTAAAGAGTCTGATCGGAAGAGGTCTCCGTAAGGCAGCAGGAGCGGTTGGCAAGGTCGCCAGCAAGGCAGCAGGTGCCGCTTCTAGACTTGGTGAAGAGGTTATTGGTGAAGCAATTACCAGTGAAAAGGGTAAAGCAAAAGCAGCAGAAATGATTGCTGCTCGTTCTACTGCTTCTGGTAGAGCAAAGGCAGGTCAAGGTGCTAATGTTGCTCAAATCAGACAAATTCGTGGTTCTGGTAGAGGTCGCTTTGATAGAGAAGGTCTGGGTGGAACTCCAATGACTCCAACCATGGCTAAAAATCCAATTAAGAAACAGAACTATGATGGAACTGGAAACAAAGCAGCAAGAAGAGCAGCAGAACTTAAGAAGGAAGAATTTGATGTATTTGATTTAGTTCTTGAGTATCTTCTTGAGACTGGTCACGCAGAAACAATCTCTGAAGCACAATACATTATGACTCAAATGGATTCTGAATCTATTGAAGCAATTGTTGAAACTCGTATGGATCCAAGAGGTCGTCCTGCTTCAGGTCCTATGAATGTTTATGCCAAGAACAAACCAAATACTGACCCTAAATTTCAAGCTGCTCTACAAGCTGTTAGAGATGCTGATGCTAAAAAAACTCCAGAGCAAAGAAAGGCAGAACTGGATGCTTATAAGGAAAGACAAGCAAACAGATAATTGAATCCTAACATAACTTTAAGCACCTCTTGACAGGGGTGCTTTTTTATTGCTAGACTAGGTTTGTCTCCGTTGAAGATAAATAATAGCTCATAAGATACTTTAATATGAGTTATGAAAATCCCTGGATCTACAATGGGGAAATATTTGAGTCTGATCATATTCAAGATCATTTTGGTTTTGTTTATCATATACACTGCGATAAAACTGGTCGTAGTTATATTGGTAGAAAGTATTTCTGGTCTTTCCGCACACCAAGAGGAAAATCTAGAAAAGTTAAGTCAGAGTCCGATTGGAAAGCATATTACGGATCCTGTCCTGAACTCAAAGATGATGTTAAGTTTTGGGGAAAAAATTCGTTTAGTAGAACAATCCTTAGTCTCCACAAAACAAAAGGACAATGCAACTACGAAGAAACAAAACAGCTTTTCCTAAATAATGTGTTGATTGAGTCTCTTGACGATGGTTCGCCCGCGTACTATAATAGCAATATTCTAGGACGCTATATGCGAAAAGATTATGGTAACTTTGGAAGAGACCCTTCAGACAACTCATGATTGGGCAGTTGACCGCATTCATACTCTCTGTGACAGGAACATTGAAGATGCCCATGCGATTCAATCTGAATTTAGTGAATGGTTGAATCCCGAAATTCCAGATCATGATATTTTCTCATTAGAGTTCATAGGAGAGGAAGATGACACTAGACCTTCACAATTTTTTTAAATTTTACGACGAAAAGAATTCAAATCATGTAGCAGCAGTTCAATGGTTAGAGGATAACCTACCTGCTGAATTTCTGGATGACGCAGAAACCGAGTGGATCGGAATTTTTAGAACTAAGCCACCAACCCCAGCAGTTCTAGCAGTTCCATATTTCAATCAAGTAGACAACTACAGAGATGCACATAGAACTTGTAACAGTTCATCGTGTGCTATGTGTCTTGCTTTCCTCAAGCCAGGTAGCATCAAAGGTGATGATGAATATGTCACGAAAGTATTTGCGATTGGTGACACGACGGATCATGCTGTCCAAACAAAAGTTTTGGCAGGTTATGGAGTTAAGTCACACTTTAGTTACAATCTGTCTTTTGCTGATATTGATAAAAGTCTTGATGCTGGGAAACCTGTCGTTATTGGTATTCTGCATCGCGGTTCTTTATCTGCTCCTACTGGTGGGCACATGTGTGTAGTCATCGGTAAGACACCAGATGGCAAAGGATACTTTGTAAATGATCCATATGGTTCTCTCAATGATAACTACACTGGACCTGTGACGAATGGTAAAAAAACCATCTACACCAAAGCAGTTCTCAAGCACCGTTGGTGTCCAGGAGGCAACGATGGCTGGGGAAGAATCTTCGATTAATTTTAAGAGAAAGATCTTACAACGTATCAAAGATCTGACGAATCACGGTAAACACGTAGAAGCAAATCAACTTTATCAAAAATACTTCGGAGGCAACAATGGCAAGAGTTGACTTACACAATTTCTTTCAGTTCTATGATGAAAGAAACCCCAACCACGTCAAAGCAGTTCAGTGGTTAGAAGATAATCTACCCGTCAAGTTCCTTGAGGACAATGTAGACTGGGCGGAGATTTATAGAGGAAAAAAGACTAGTGCTGCGCCAGCCCCTGCCGCTGCTGCAGCTCCTGTAACAGGTGGTGATGATGTCCCACAAATGGGCATCAAGTTAATCAAAGAGTTTGAAGGATGTCACTTATCTGCATATCCAGATCCTTTATCTGGTGGACTTCCAATCACAATCGGTTGGGGTTCAACTCGCAAGAAAGAT